GTTCTGTTCTAGACAATATGCTGCCCAGTCGTCTTGCATAGGACTCTCCCCCTTCTGTTGATTAGTATGCGGAACCGCCAACTTTGAATTAACTCTGTCCTGTTGTCAATAACATTCCCTAACTATTTAAAGTTTTTTGATGTTGACAAGTTTGCACAAGTTGTAATATGATGCACTCAAATGTAGTCAAATGTATTGGGCTGTATTTATCAACAAAAGGAGAGTAGCTATGAAAGCAGATCCATCTAAGGGTGAAGTGTCTATCCACGGCAAGGTTTACCTGACTGTTGCCAGAAGGATTGACGACTTCCGTAAGTCAGAAAAGTTTAGCTCTTGGTCTATTGAGACTGAGCTAGTATCCACTGATAACTCCCTCGTAGTAATGAAGGCCACCATCAAGGATGAGTCTGGCCGTGTTATATCTACTGGCTTTGCCGAAGAAGACAGATCATACGGCAAGATCAACCGCACCAGCGCCATTGAAAATGCAGAGACTTCATGTGTCGGAAGGGCATTAAGTTTCCTTGGCATGGCTGGGACAGAGATAGCATCGGCAGATGAGGTGGCAAATGCCATCGCCCACGGAGGTGCTAAGGACTCTATGGATTCTTTGTTGGCTCATAACGAAGCTCTCCGTAACAATCTTGAAAGCATCAACTACATCAAAGAAGGCATCGCTGCTGGCGATATGCTGGCTGTAGCTGAGGCTTGGGGCGAGTTAGATAATGAAACTCGTGAAGCACTTTGGCGAGCACCGTCCAATGGAGGAGTGTTCACCACTGAGGAGCGGAAGACATTAAAGTCTGACGATTTTTTTAACGCAAGAAAAACGGTGATTGCAGCATGAATGATGAAAAACAATTTGTTGATGGGGTTATAGTCAAGGCTCCCGGCGATAATGCTCCTGATTTTGTTAAAGCTAAACTCTCCTTTAAGCTCAGTGAGTTTAAGGATTGGGTAGGCCAATGCGTAAAGTCTGAGCCTGATATTGAGTGGATCAATGTCGAGCTAAAGGAATCTCTTAACGGCAGGTGGTATGCCGAGCGCATCGTCTGGAAACCCGAGGCCCAACCACAGCGTGGCGCATCGTCCGAAGATATCCCTTGGTAATGAATTCGATAGCAGACTTGGACTCCCTGTTATCGCATCCTGCCCCAGTTTTCTGGGGCTTTTTTTAAGGAGAAGTAAATGAATCAAGACCAGCAGTATTTGTACTACCGTGACCTGTTCAACATCTTCAAGGCATACACCACGCCCAAGCTAATGAGGGTGCTGGATGCTCAGGGTATCAAGTATTTTGTTGACGCAAAGGGCAAGCCTTTCACCACGAAGTCCGCCATCGAAGGGGCGCTGCCGCAAGATCGTGCCGCTTCGGATGGATCGCAGTAATCCAAGGCATCGCTGGGTTGGATAGGGTGAGGGTCGTGCGCTCTGAGAGATCGGGGTAACGACCTGCTGGTTTGGTGCCGCGATTTCGTCCATCGGGACGCGGCCAACCGACTCAACCGGGCGAGGAGTTAGTGCCCTTGGACTTAACAGTCTGGATCGAAGCTCATCCACTCATCGTACTCAGTAAGTTCGTAAGCTGCGCTTTGCCGCTCCATTAAGACTTCGGATTTAACATTGTCGATACAGTAAATGCAATAGTCGCAGTCAATTAGCTCGGGATACTCCTCGCAATCAATGTTTGCTCTGTACTCGTCACTAAACTTTGCATCGCAATCATCGCAAAAAAAACTATAAATGTATGGGCTACTCATAATTACTGTCCTTTAAGATTTCTCCTTTTATTCTATTTCTAATTCGGTCAGCAAGAAGCCCAAGCCTAATATCTTTTGTTAAGTTTGCAGATCCAATACAGGCTCGGCTAATTGCTACAGCTACACTGCCATACTCATCAGCATAGTAATCACCTGCTACTTTAATGGGTATATAGAACAAATCCATTTCAAGATCAAACTCAAAAGCTACTGGCTCCATTGTTATTCCCTCCAGAATGCTGGCGTAGAAACTACCTGCAAGGCGTGCTTGTAGGTGTTGTAGCTTGCCCTGTGGTAGAAGTACATCCCTGAAATGTAAGTTGATTCAGGACAGTATTCCATTTCCTTTGCATAACGCCGCATATCTCGTGCATCACGCGCTGCAAAGTCCCTTAATAACTGCTCACCAAACAAACGATTAGTTGCTTTCATGATTGAAGATCTCCTCAATAGTTAGAAAAGAAGGGATGCCGTTGACGTGCTTATCCCCTTGTACTTCTTTCGCAAAGTCAGACAGACCATCCCAAGTAGCGGGATGATCTGTTGCATAACACCAGTTAAAGTAAGCCCGGATCAAAGACTCAGGATAATACCGATCCTTTATCTCGCTATTTTGCATAGCGTCTTTCCTCCATTGCTTTAAGCTCTTCGTTTAGATAATGAATAACCGCTTTCATATCTAACTGGATCTGAGCTAACTCATCTGACTTGACCTGCACCCTGTTCAAGCATTTCTCTGCGCTATCTACAAACACGCGGGCCTGCTCAACATGGTTGCGACCGTTCATGTATGTCACCTTTGACGACATAACAATTGGAAACAAACGCTTGGCATATTCACGCACCGCGTCCGGGTAAATGTCATCGGGCCTGAAGTCAACCAGCAATTCTTCCATAACAATCTGGCATTCAGATTCCATTAGCTCAGGAACTAACTTCTTAACATACTCAAGGTTGAAATTACGCATGAGGTTTTCTCCTTTAGTTGATGGGCCATTCCCATTCTGGATTCTTCGATTGATAAACAGAGCAGCCTTCCAAGCCTGCCGATAAAAGTAACAGTAACACCAAAGCAATAATGCCCTCATGTTTTAGATCCACAATTCAGTCCTCCTTTGTAGATAAACCGAGTGCTTGGGGTTAACTCATCTTCAAGAATTGATGGCGTGTAATTAGCAAGTTTTCCAACAATCAAATGGTTGGGGCGATACCTTCGTACATAAACTGACTCGGTATTGCTTGAGTAATACGAAATGCTGCCTTCGTCAACCAATTGCTGCAACGCTTTCTGTGCTTGGCCGGAGTGAACCTTGTGCCTCCATGCTATCTCATGGATAGTAAAGGTATCCCCTCCAAGGTATAACGTGCCGCGTTTAATAGACTCAACAAGCTGCTTGATTTCTGAATCAGGCTTGGTCATCAGTAATCTCCTGCATGGTACAGATCCCATGCCTTGTCGATTAATTTAAGACGCGCACCGTTGTAAAGCTGATGCGTAACGTCTCGGTTATCGCCATCGAATACGCGGATCTGTATTCCTTCCTCATGGATATGCTCCCATTCAACCTCATATTCAATGAGACCATCTTCTTCTAACCACGAACCACCTGCTTCATTTGGATATAACAAACTCATAACTTTCTCCTTGGTTGATGAGGGCGAAAGCCGGTGCCCCCGCAGAGGACGGGCGCCGGTTTCGTCCGAGTCATGCTGCTTCCTGCTGCTTCATTAAGCTGAGTTGAGAGATGCAATACTCATGGGCTTTTCTTGCTGCTGTTGCTGCGGTCAATAGGTACTGGCTGTCAGACTTGATTGCTTTCTGCCATGACCTGATATAGCTGGCGTGCTGCTGGATGTCATACTTCACACCAAGATCAGCGCATAAGAATATAGATCCAAGCTCTGCCACCAGCTCCTCCTTGGCGTACTCTTCAGTGCCAAACATATTAAGCAGCGGTCTATTCAGTCGCTTGCTATGTCCGGTTGAATGAATGCATTCATGATAAAACGTGGATTGGTGAGCATCGTCACTGATAAATTGACCAGGCATAGGCATCTTGATTACATCTATTGATGGGATATACGAGGGGTCATTGAGACTGCCGCTATTGATCTTTACGTTCAACGCATCGGCTAGCTCGTAAGGTTTTTCTAGCTTGGTAGGTCTAAGCTCAACGGCTGGTAGATCAATGCCTGTCTGCTCAATGTTGAAAAGGTTATACAGCTTGGCAAACTTATAGGACTTTTCGGGATCGTCCTTGTCTTTTGATACGCCAAAGTACAAAGCTGGTGTAGCTTTCTGCCCTTTGACTGACCCGCCAAGATCGTTGACTTGCTTATAGGTTAACCAATACGGCTTTGTGTACCCGTGGATGGCAGCGTTGATCATCGTTGTGATCTGATTCATGCCTGAGTATGGGCGATTAGTTACCCAGTTACGGTGAAGGCCAAGGCCGGATTGCCATGTCTTCTGCCATTTCACATCGTCCTCCATTGCATTCAGGACGAGATCGGTCAAGCGTTTAAACTTATCCATGATGTTACTCCTACTCTGGTGGTTAAAATGGCCAGCATAGTTACATCACTGGCCGGGTTATTGGGGTTGATCCCAAACAACTTCGGTAACATTAGCAAACCTTGCCAAACTTTGCAAATGTTTTAATTGTTAATCGGCAATCAACTTGCCGAACTCTGAATAGGTTGGTTGAAAATCAGCTAGCATCGTTGCCATTACTCCAGTAAACGAGCTGTCTGGAGATATGACATGGTATGACATCTGATACCGGCGATCTGGGCGCATCGCATAGATCATATCAACAAGGTTGTCGATACCATCTGCGTCAAGCTCAGGGTGAAATGGATACTCACGGTACCCATCGTATTGTTTACAGGTGGTGCCTTCTGGGTGAAAGCTGTACCAAATTTGCATCGTCTTCATAACTAGCTCCTTATTAGCTGAAAGGTTGAGGCCGCTTGGCCCAAGCCAGCGCCACCGCCGCAGGCGGTATAATCGGCGCGGCGTGGCCAAGGGGGTGAGACCGCATCGTCCCGTTACTTTGTGCCATCGGCGTAGTACATTAATGCAGCGATAAATATGGCGGTAGCTACCACCGTCCCTACTAAAAGTCCCATCATTAGTGAGTACATCGAAGTCTCCTTTGATTAAGGCATAAAAAAAGCCACCCGAAGGTGGCTTGTTGCTGGAAGGCTACGCTGAGGTAGCCTGATTTCTGAGGTAGTCGAGGCGTCGCTCGGCTCTTTCTATCTGTGCCGCAACGGCATCCTCTACTTTCATGCTTACCATCTGGGTGCCTTTTTTGGTTTTCCCCAGCCAGACAACGACTTCGTATCGCTTGCCTTCGATGTCGATTTCGCCCTTGAAGGTCGGGGCCTTGTCGGATCGCTCAAGTCCTGTGGAGTTGTAGAAAGCTAGGCCGTTGTTAGTGTCGAGTGTAAGTGCCATGTGAATCTCCTTGTTGATTGAATTGCCGTTAGCGGCATTAGCAGAACCTCACCGGCTGGAGCAAATTGCAAAGGGGGTTTCCCGCGTGAATCACGGAGGGTCACGGAGACTCTGTGGACGCCAGACCGCTTGCGGGCTGAAGCGGGAGCTGAGTCGACGGGAGACCGTTATTCTCGTGGGCCTTTGCCATTTGTGACAGACTGTGAGTTCGTTGCGGTTGCCAGCTGACGGTGCTTATTCAATCTACATGGAAGAGAACGCTTATGGCGCTTTCGACAGTAACGGCGAGCCTGATTGGAGCGGCTGAGGACTTGGGCGTTCGACAGGCTTTGACTGCAAGGGGATTGAGACCGAGGGTAGGTGGATCGTTGCCGATGTCTGTACGGACAACCTAATTACCAATACAGGTATATATAGATATGTGCGGTAACTAGAACGGAGAATACTGCGGGTATCTCCATAGGCTAATAGAACCACAGAGGTAGGTTCATCCATCCTTACTCTTCATGTGCGGCAACCATAAATAATACGTAACCCTGACGGTTATTGGATATAAGAATGGCACCGGGGGAGGGGGAACGCTCCGGCGGTTAGATGGAGTTGCCCCCCAGATACAAAAAAAGGGAAATTAGAGATATCTAACTCTTTGAATAACCTGTTAAAAATTATTAAAGGTTGCTTTTTTAAAAGAACACGATTAAATTCCCGATTGAAATGCTTGGCCCCATAGGAAAAATCGATGGATAAGCCGGATCAGCCTCTAAAAAAGAAGAGAGGCAGGCCCAAAAAGACAGAGGTGGTAGCTAATTCTCCCGGTGGACGTAACAAAGTAGGCCGTCCCAAGGGCGATGCTACCATTATCAACGAATATAAGGCCCGTATGCTGGCTTCTCCTAAGTCTAGGAAGGTGCTGGATACCATATTTGAGGCCGCTATGGACAATGACCATAGGAATCAGGCCGCTGCATGGAAGTTAGTCATGGATCGTATACTTCCCGTGGCTGCATTTGAAAAGGATGTAATCCAAAGCGGCGGAAGAAACGCCATTCAGATCAATATAACCGGCGTTGCTACGGCTGATGTCTCAGGATCCAGCACAATAGACGGAGAATCGGGTGAAATTCTTTCAGATTGAAGAGTTTGACTGCCAACACACCGGCAATAACGAAATGAATCCTGATTTTCTTGAAAGGCTAGACAATCTACGCCTTGTTTGCGGGTTCCCCTTTATTATCACTAGCGGGTACAGAGACCCTAGCCACCCCATTGAGGCTAAAAAATCTAAACCCGGCACCCACGCTCAGGGCATTGCCTGCGATATCAAAATCACCGACCCAAACCAACGCTATTTACTAATTAACAGGGCTATTAGCATGGAGTTTAGGGGGATAGGTGTAGCCTCTGACTTTGTTCATGTTGACTTTAGACGCGAACCCGGCGTTATCTGGACTTACTAATGCTATATACCAAGAACGTAAACGTAACGACTACAGATGTATCTACAATTGTAACTATTCCTAGTGGCTACGTGGGTCACTGGAATATGCTTTTTGTGAGTAACATCGGTGGCTCTACGAACGGTGCTGGTCTTTACGTCGATAAGGCGGATTCTACCCGCGTAGATATCTTAGGCGGCGGTAACGTGTCATCCAAGGAGTACATATTGCTTTCAGACGCTGTGTTTGTGCTACAGCCGGGAGACTCTATTAAGGCGTTCACAACAGCTGCGGGTGACATGGAGTTTGTGGTGACATTTGATCTGTTAGAAGCGCCAGCAGTATTTACTAACTTCAATGGATCTTAATGTAGAGCTGCTGCCGTGGCAGCAAGAAGTATGGAATGACGAAACCCGCTTTAAGGTAGTAGCGGCGGGTAGACGAACAGGAAAGTCACGACTCGCTGCGTGGCTGCTTATTGTCAATGCGCTACAAGCAGATAGGGGCCATGTCTTTTATGTCGCCCCAACCCAAGGGCAGGCCAGAGATATCATGTGGCAAACCCTTTTGGAGTTAGGGCATCCAGTTATATCTGGATCCCATATTAATAACCTACAAATTAAGTTGGTTAATGGGGCTACGATTAGCCTTAAAGGGGCCGATAGACCAGAAACCATGCGGGGTGTGTCGCTTAAATACCTCGTGATGGATGAGTACGCTGATATGAAACCCGATGTCTGGGAGCAAATCCTTAGACCGGCACTGGCTGACCAGAAAGGATCATCGTTATTTATCGGTACTCCGATGGGCAGAAATCATTTCTACGAATTGTTTAAATACGCGGAGATGTCAGATGATGAGACTTATAAAGCGTGGCATTTTACGTCTTACGATAACCCTTTACTTGACCCAAGCGAAATTGATATTGCTAAAAAATCAATGTCTTCGTATGCCTTTCGTCAGGAATTTATGGCTTCGTTTGAAGCAACTGGTTCCGAAATGTTTAAGGAAACATGGATTAAGTATGGTGAAGAACCTGAGTTTGGCGATTACTATATTGCGATCGACTTGGCAGGATTCGAGGACGTATCTAAAAAGAAAACAAAAAACTCCAAGCTAGACGAAACGGCAATGGCTGTTGTTAAGGTTGCTGACAATGGTGACTGGTATGTTGACAACATCATTCATGGTAGGTGGTCGCTTGATGAAACGGCCATCAAGATATTTCAAGCTGTAAGAGATTACCGTCCGGTATCGGTTGGCATTGAAAGAGGAATTGCAAAACAAGCAGTAATGTCGCCGTTAATGGACTTGCAAAAAAAGTACGCGCAGTTTTTTAGGGTTGAAGAATTAACTCATGGAAACAAAAAGAAAACAGATCGTGTAATGTGGGCATTGCAAGGCCGCTTTGAAAATGGTGTTATATCCATCAACAAAGGAGATTGGAACGCTAGGTTTTTGGATCAGTTATTTCAATTCCCTGATCCGTTGACGCATGATGACTTGGTGGACGCTTTAGCGTATATAGACCAACTGGCAAATGTTCCTTACGGAATAGGCGATCTTGAATTTGACGAGCCAGAAATTTTGGACATTGTAGCAGGATACTAAAATGGCAGAAGAACTTTACAGCCCTGACCCTTTAATGATGGGAGAGACCGTCGAAGGATGGGTAATGAACAAGTGCGAAAGCTGGCGCGATTATTACGAAAGTAATTACGAGCAAGACTTTGATGAATACTACAGGCTGTGGCGTGGTATCTGGGATCCTGCTGACCGGGAGCGATCTTCTGAGCGTAGCCGTATTATTTCTCCAGCACTTCAGCAGGCTGTTGAGTCTAACGTAGCAGAGATCGAAGAGGCTACCTTTGGTCGTGGTAAGTGGTTTGATATAGCCGATGATTTAAATGACCAAAACAAACAAGACATCTCTTATTTAAGAAAGAAGCTGACCGAAGACTTTGAGCAGTGCAAAGTCAGGAAGGCCGTAGCTGAGTGTTTGATTAATGCTGCGGTGTTTGGTACTGGCGTTGGAGAGATTTCAATTGAAGAGA